ATGTTAATGGAAGGAAAAACACAATTATGGTTTAAATTTGATCCTTCGAATAGATTTGTCAAAGATTTTTATAAGGTGTGGGATTCAGAAGTTTTCTTTTTAGCAATCGAAGATAGCTTATTAATCAATCTCTATTACTCTAATAAGAACTACTTTAAAATTCCTGCTGCAAAAACTAGAATGAAGAAAGATGTATATTTTTTGTTTGATGTCGTGACTGACGTGCCGGACGCACGTAGCGATCATCGGCGTTATGACTATATAAAGTATACTTTCGTTGATCCAGAAAGGTATAAAGATTAAAGTAGGCTACCTAAAAAGGTAGCCCGGAACGGATTTTATCACCATACTTATAAAAGGGATATTTTTTAAGTTAGTATTAAGATTGTGTAATATGATGACGTTATCATTTTAACATAATTAAATTTATTTTTTTATTTTTTTATACTTATAAATTAAAATAAAGAAATAAAGTGCATATCAAATATGTTTGAAAAATAATTTCAATTATAGATTAACTTCCCTATATAACATGTCAAAAAACATAAGATATTAACCTATTGCAAAAAATAATAATATAAAATATCCTACAGGGATAATATTTAACAACAATCCACATACTGAGATAACTTTTTCAATAAGACTACTATTTTTACTTAATGACCAAATAGAAAGTATAAATCCTATTACTCCCATTAATAAAACAGGAATGAGACTAGAAAATAGCATACCAAACCAGGTTGTAAAAATTTCTATACTTACTAATATTCCTATTAATAAACTGAGAATATTGATAAATTTAAATCTTTTATCCATAAAAGTTCCTCCTTAATGGTAACTAAATTTTTATGTGCCCTGTAGAATTAAAACCTACAATCAGATAGTTATAAGCCGTCTACTCTAACCAACTGAGCTAAGTACGGAAAGCCATCACAATTACTGCAAACAAAAAGAATGGACATAGACTATATAATAATGGGTTTCATTCTTCATGTTGTGATGGCATATTTATTATTACACATTTAATAGCAAAAAACTAGATTATACTTATTCTTTGTAAAATATATTATTTTATGCTATTATTTCCAAGTTATAAAAAGAAAAAAGCTTCAGATACTTATCTTTTTGGGGAAAGACTCTAGGGCGAGGGAGTATCTGAAGCTTTTTTCTATGTTCATTATCTCACATGGTTATTTTATAGTCTATTATTTGCTTAACTTTTTCAGAAGAACGAAAAAAAGACCTCAACCAAGGATGATTGGTTGAGGTTTTTGATCATTATCATTCATCTTTTTGTGACTCCTCTATAGCATATTGGAGAGTCATTAATCTAATACAACTTCCCATTAGCATTATAGAAGAGATTAGCGAAAAAAAGAACGCATAACTATTTATAACTACTAACACGATAGATAACCACTGATTAAAGCAATATGGAAACAAAACAATTAAATAAGTAAAAATATTAATAACTATAGATATTCCTAGTATTGAACCAATAAAATAAAATCGAAATATTATTCCTAAAAGTTCTTTAAAGTTACCAGAACTATTAATAACATTCATCATTTTCTTACCGATAGACCCAACAATAAGAGCAAGTCCCCCTATAATAAATCCTAATAGACCAACCATAGAACCTATTGATAAAGTTAATAAATCAATTATTTTCTCACTCGTTTCACTAGTAGGCAGCGAAGAAATCAACATATTTATCATTACTGTGGTTATCAACGCTAATATAAGACTTAATATTGCTTCTTTAGACTTATAAATATCTTTATAAGTTTCTGTATTTATAAAATAATCGAAATATCTATTGTTAGTGTAATAATATTCGATTTTATTTTTATTGTTCTGATTCCTCATTTCTATTTTTCTCCCTTATCCTAGCCTTGTAAGCCAATAAGTCTATTATTCCCGCTCTTCCTTTTTCAGCTATAGTTTGTTTATTTTTATTTTGTTTGTCTGAAATAATTTTTGTGAATGGAGCATCGTTCTCTGTAAAGAACTCTAATTTTTCTCCATGTGTATCTTTTCCGTAAAATTTTCCTTCTGCATAGCCTAAGGCTATACCATCAGTAGCATCTTTAATAAGGTCACTCTCCTTATTAAGCCCTTCTTTGCTTTTATTACTATATTCTTGTTTTATGGATGTGGCTCCGCCAGCAACTACCTTATCAGAAGTTAAACTAAATAATTTAGAAAATTGTTCTTTATCTCCGTTTGGTGGTACTAAATCTAAAACAACTTTTTTCAAAACTTTAAATTTTTTAATTTCTCTTTCTAAGTCTCTAATATCTGTTTCTAAAATAAACTTGACCCCAATATCAGTAGATTTTTTTATTAACTTTTCAAAAACATCTAACACTTTCTTTTTTGGTAATACGGGATTAACTGTATATGACAATATTTCATTAAAGACATCGAAATAAAATGTAATATATTCGATTTTATTTTTATCTTCTATGTCAATTGCCGTATCTTTGTCAGGATCGTACGTTGAGTGTACCCCTTGTTTTATATAGCCTAATCTTCCTTGAATAATAGAATTATCATTAAATTTATCTATATCAAAGAATTTATATCTCCCGCCTAACTCATCATAAATTATAACTTTAGCATCAATGCCTATGTATATTTTTGTTAATAGTGAGTTTATATTAATTTTTTCTTCATAAACTTTGAAAATATCTTCATTAATATTCATCTTACCAAAAAAAATTTTACTCATGTAAATTCCTCTTTTCATTATAATTTGCCACTTCAATTAAAACAAAAGAAAGCCTTAAAAACAAGCGTCCTAAGGCTTCCATCGGCAAATATAATCTTTGAGGATTATGGAATTACTGTAACATATAGGGAACATAAGTTCAAGTTAAACGTTTATGATATTAAAACAGCACTTTTTGATTTATATAACATTAAATTTGTAACAAAAATGTTATATATGATTCCGAGTACCGCCCCTCAACGAGGGGCTATTTTTTTATCGTTGCGGAATATTTAAATACCAGCGTTTATCATGAAAATCTTGTGCTCCGCCTTTAGTGTTCCCTTCTGGATCATTCGTTGCCCGCATCATTACATAGACTTTCTTATTAGGAAAATTACGCATATTGAAAGATACATGATAACCAACATTTCCAGAAGTATTATAAGCTTGGTTTACATCTGGTCTATAAATTCCATCAGCTCTTACTCGAGCTAATTCTTTCCCAGTATTGTAGTCCATAATGAAAATATACTCGTATTTATAATTAGCAATGTGCCATCCAGCTACATGCAAGTTTGCGTTTTCGATTTCTCCAAACTGATCAATGTGGGCGTAATTTGTTCCATCTGTCAGCGTAGAATTTGCAGCACCTGCTCGAGTTGGATCAATTACTGGTTTATCCTCCGAAGTAGTTGGATTATCATCCGTAAAACCATGAGCCAAATCATAGGCTAGTTTTTCTTTACTTACGCCCATTTCAGAAAGATAACCGTAAGGATCTGTATGATCGCCCCAAATATTTTGTGTTACCCATAAATGTGATTTGATTCCTGGTTGGTTATAAGGCGTGTCCAATGTAAGTGGAATACCATATTTCATTGCTGAATCTCTAGCCAATTCAACGTATGCCTTGTAGTTTTTCTCAAACGTCGCTTTATCATGTGTGTGTTGTAACTCAATCTGCACGGGACTGTTAGCATTAGCGTATGAACCAGCACCGTACTGTACATAACCAGGTTGACCGACTTGATAAACAATTCCGCCGTCCCCCACAATGTAAGCAGTGTAAGCACTAGTCCACGAACGTTTCATATACTGCGCTTCATTTCGTCCTGTTGCTGTTTCGTTAGCCGTTTCATGAAGTAAGATATACTGATTGTTTGCTACTTGAGAGCTACCCTCATTTGCGCCCAAATTAAATTCATTGTTAATCGTATAGGCAAACCCATTAATTGGCAATAAAAAAAGAGCCATTAATAGGCTCATCGCAGTAACAGTAATTTTCTTTTTCATTTGTTTCCTCCTATTTTTTTCAAATTATAAGCCGACACACCAGTGATAACGCCTAAAAATGTTGCTACTGCATTAATCGTTAGAACAACGGCGTCTGTTTCTTGCCAACCATATGCCTTTCCAAGTGTCGCAACCAACACAGAAACAGCTGGCAATACCGTCAATACTGTCCATTTGATAATTTGATAGTATTTGTCTGGTAAAATCATTTTTTCGCTTCCTTTATAGTTTAGTTAGGAAATAGCCAATGATTGTAATGCCTAAGCCAATCATATAGCCCCAAGCCCATTTATTATTGTTTTTCATTTCCTTGATGTCTTCTGCATTGTTTAGTGCTACTGAATAGGCTTTATCTGCCAAATCTTTTGCACTATCAGCCTTTTCTCTAAGTGATTCGTAGTTGTCTAATTTTGTTTCAATTCTTACTAATCTCTCCACAACGTCTTGGAGCGCTTCTTCTTTCATGTTCCACCAACTTTCCAACAAAAAAACGCATCACTTAAGATGCGCTCTCTTCTTTGCTAATGATTTCATCTGCTTCTTCGTCTGTAATGCATAGTGGAACAAATTCACGAACTTGATCGTCAGTAAAACAGCCCCAATCATACATCATTTTCACATCGCTAAAACTAAACATACTACTCACCTCCCTTTGAAACTGGATTTAGTTGCTCTTTAATTTCTTTAATATCCTTGCTGTTTTGAAGCGAAGCAAGCATTGTCTTTGAATTGATTTGTGCTAAACTGTCAGCTTTTTCTTTCAAGGCAGTGTTTTCCTGTTTAATTGCTACATCGTTTAGCATGAGTTTGGCATTTAGCTGTTTTAGATTGTCGTTTTCATGTTCCAGAGCCTCGTACATCGCTTTGAGATTGTTTAAATCGTTGTGATCCAGTGTGTTCGCTAAAACAATCCATTGGTTCAATTTAGGATCAAACATCTGATCAGCGATCGTTAACGGTTCGCCATCAGCACGTACCCCTTCAAGCGGAGGCTGATCTGTGTAAGGAACGGATACAAGCATGTCGTCCAACACTTTTCCTGCGTACTCTCCGCCAGTACGTCCATATTTCCAAATGTTTTTCATTCATTTCACTCCTAGTCTATATAGTATTGAATTGGTGCTAAAAACAAGTTGACTGTTCCCCTAAATGAAGGTAGACCGCAAACGCCGTTCGGTCGGATATAAGCCATCCCGCCATTGTCTAAAGTATTGCTACTTTGTGGTGGTAACAAGAATTGATACTCATAATTATCAGTTGGATTACTTGGTCTAAATCCTTCTGGAATCGTACAAAAATCTTGTGTACTTAGCGTGCTACCTTTTAATGATCCACGGAACATTACTAGTTTTCCAATTCTCCTGATTTGTCCCTGTTTGTTCCATGAGTGACCATTGATTGCTGTTAGATTTACCCATCCTGTATCTTCTGGAACTGTAGCAACTTCTTTACCTGCAATCTGCAACCCATCCTCAAAGTTTTTTAAACCTTCAACTGACTGGGGTTCGGTCAAACTAACCGTATTATTCAAGTTTTTTTCAGTATATTCAGGTGTGACATCCCAACTGTAATCATTCGGATTGTTGCTGTCTTTCAAGCCTTCACCGAAGTATTTAAACTGACTAATATTTGGTGTTCGTGTGTCGCCTTTTTCAATCTTGAGCCAGTCGATTTTAACGGTCCCTTTGGTCGCTTGCGGATATTGGAAAATGCTGAGATGCTTACTAGCTCCATTATTCATGTCACTTTGGTCTACGGTGAACGTACCCTCCCAGACATCAGTCAAGCCCTCAACTGGTGAAAGTGTTACTTTTTTATTTTTGCCACCGTCTACATAAACATAGAATTGTTGTGTAGCTGGCTTGGTCGCTTTTATTGACACCGTGTACTCTTGACCAAGTACATAGTTTTCTGAGATAGTCTTATAGTATACTAGGTATTCAGTAGATTGAATCGGGAACTGAACGCTCTTTTCGACAAGGTTCCCACCCAATGCCACCTTACTCAAGTAATATGGAGTATCAAGTAAGTTAGGTTGATATGGCGTGGCTGTATCACTTGTTGACGTTACTTTCTCAATCTTAATATCATAACCAATGTAGAGTTTACCTTTACCCTCTTTTGGTTGCCAAAGTTGAAGATAAGTTGTATCGGCATTCAAATCTTTAGGAACAGTAAAAACTCCTGTTACATTTTGCCATGTTCCAATTCCCTCTCTAGGTGGATTTAGTGTTTTTAAAGCAGTACCATCTTTCAGTTTACAAACAAAGGCTGTTCTAAAATCATTAAAATCATCACTTACCATCATTGGTACAGTCACGACATAGGTATTTCCCGGAATCCAAGGAGGACAATTAGGTACATATATGTTTCTATTTGTGTTAGCAACTGATGGTTCGCTACCATCCAGTTCTAAATAAGTTCCACGGTCTTTGAAACAAGCTACTGGTGGTACTATTGATGTAGTTGAACCACTAAACTTGCTAAAATCTAGGTTAGGTGCTAAGTTAGCTCTTCCAGAATAATCATAGTCCCCAAAGTCTAAGCTGTTACTGTACATCTTTTTCAGCTTGCCGAGATCACCAATTTGCTGATTCGTTTGATCAATACGATCATTTGCTTTATCAATATTAGTATTGAGAGTTGCGACATCTTGATTGGCTTTCGTGATTTTGTTGTTTGTTTCTTTCAGTTTCCCGTCAATCTGCGTTTCAGATTCCGCAATTTTCTGTTCAATCTCTTGCTTCCCATCAGCTAGAATTTTTTCGATTTTGTCAATGGTCTGACTGAAACCATTGAAATAATAATCTTCTAGTTCTGGCGTACTATCATCGATTGGACTGCGTTTGATATAAAAAGTAAAACGACCAGCTGTATCTAACGAGCGGTCGTCTGGGAAATCAATATATACGCTACCTTCTACTTTACCGACATATCCTAAAATATTATCTTCTAATACGATAGACACAATGCCATTCACACGATCTTCAATGGTGGCAAGATAGTCATGTTTTCCATATCCGGCTTCTGCTGTTGCAGATTTAAACATCAAGCGAATTGGAACAGTCGTCCCTTCTGGGAGACTCTGAGGAACGCCGTTTTTCCGAACTAACTTCATTCGAAGCTTAGCTGTTCCTCGATCATGCGACCAAAAAACAACATTCGTCTGAATTGGATTGATTGCTTCTGCTTGAATGGAAATGATTGAATCGTTAGCTTTATACACCATTAACCCAACACCGTTCCTTTCTTAATGTATAGACCACAACCAGTAACTTTCGTTTGCGTATCAGCAAAGCTAGTGGGCGGCTCGCGGCGTATCAAGCCATCGTCAGATTGCGCACCAACTACATTCTGTGAGCCGACAATATCACTGATAAGAATCGTTCCCATGAATTTTGCTCTGATAGCAATGTTTTGTTTATAAAAATACGTTCTATTGTAAACATGACACTGTGAAGTGCCATTTATACATATCCCCATTGATGCAGTATTTCGATTATCATTTGCAAATTTACATTTCACAACTGACATATAACCGCTTTGATCAGCTAACAACTGATAGATACTATCTCCGTATTCAGGACCATTAACAGTATCAACAAATTGTAATCCACTAACCTGAATATAGCCACGGACATAATAAAATGCGATACTTCTAACCTTAACTGGCAAATCCGAGGTTGAAACATCAATGTTATCTATGCTGTCTCTACATCGTACATATACTGATGTCACGTTAACATTTTTAAGAACAGCATCTTCCAAATATATACCGGAATCAATCCATATTGTGATTGATGGGATGGTGATCAAAGGTACTTGGTTGAAAGCCATTTGAATAGTCGCAAACGGATTCTCTTCTGAGCCATCTCCAGTTTGATCGTCTCCTTTATCTGCAGAAACATAAATATTTATTTGTGCGGCTGATCCACCAATAATCTGTTCAATACTATCATTTAACTGTCCTACTTGACTTTGAGTATTTTGTTGTTTACTTTGCACTTCGTCAATCTCTTTCCTAAACAGTCGTTCAGATGCAAGTAATCGGTCTTGAAGAACATTATATGATTGGCCCTTATAATCTACTCGCCCATCCACTACTTCGTTAGGAGAATCACCGCCTGAATGAAGCACGAGATTATCAATACGACTATTCGTTGATTTGTCTTGATCAGATAGTTTCTTTTCAAGATCATTAAGGTAGTCAATGTTTTTATTAAATTTCTCTTTCCATTCCGTAGAGATACGGTTGCTGATTAATTTTAATAACCCCATCAAACCACTCCTTTCTTCGTCATTTCAGCAAGTATCGCTGTCATTGTTTTCTTTGTGTTGCTCAATGTGATTTCTGGTGGCTTATTTGGTATCGCTGGATACGTCTTGATTCCTACTACTTGAATATAGGTATTGACACCTAACGGCTCATAGACAAACGCCACGTAATCGCCCTTATTAGGCTCTACACGCCATTTCATAGTAACTGTGCCAGTGATTGTTGGATAGTCTTGCAAGTCTGTCTTTAATCGCTCGAGCATGTTCCCTGAAACGGTGTAACGATCATCACTGACTGGACTTTGAACACGTATACCCCATTTTTCCGACTGCTTACTTGTATATGTGATTGGCGTGAAGTAGTAAGTGTCGTCTTCTTTTTTCTTGCCAAATCCTTTTATCTGTGTTTTCAAATTCAAAGTATCAATATCAAATTTCACGGAATCGGTATTGTATTTGTAGCGTATTTGTTCTTCGGTTTTTTTACCATATTCTGAACGAGGGAAGAAAGTAAGGTTTTTGTTGTCCGGAATCACTATCGCATCATAGTCTTTCAAAATTTCTTCAACCAGTTTCAAATAGTTCCCATTCCCGAAGTTTTCTTGTTCAACTGGCAAAAACTTCTTGTTCGGATCTACAACATTCCATGTAAATCCACGGTTATCAGGTTCGAAAACATGCGCTAGCAGTTGGTTGATAGAGCGTGTTCCTGTGATTGTGTCGTACTGAAAGCCATCTTGCATGGTGTAGTAAATGTGCGTGGCTGTAACTGTTTTTGTGATTGCTGCACCTTCGGCAGAAACGCCCATTTGTTTTACGATAAACTCTTGTCCATTGAAAAATACTGAATTTTCGTAATCGACTAAATCAAAAGCCAATTCATTGAATTTTGTTTTGACAATAGTGAACGAAATTTCCCACGTTTCGTTCTCTTGCCAATTTTCAATAAATGTACTTTTATCGTAGTCAGTCAATATTTCTTTTTTTGTTTTCTCGTAGTCTTGGATAAAAATATCTTTCAAATTCCCACCTACTTATACAAAAAATTGAAGTCCCATTTTGACTCCACTCTAGTAACATTTTGTATTTCAATTTCATTCGTTCCAACCGCTAACGTTATCAAACCTAAATTCGTGTCAATTCCGCAATTTACACCGTTCAATTTCGGATAAACACGGTCTAAAGTCAAAGTTTGGCCTAGCGACGTAGAAAACTCCGGATAGTAGATGAATCGTTCCCCTGTCGTTTTGTTGAAAATAGTCACGTTTCCTTCTGATTCACCTTCCAAAGTGATTTTTAGAGCATGTTCACGTGGATCAATAGCAAAATCGCCAGCATTATAAATGGTAAAATTACTGGTTCGGTGCGTATACTTATAATCTTCCGCAACTAGACCTTGTGAAAATTGCCATTCATCAGACAGCGAAAAATCCGATAACGTGGAAGCCATCGATTCGGAACAACCTCTAAAAACAGTGAAAGTCGCCTTGTAAGTTGCATATCTTAGACCAACTTCATTCACTTCTACTGAGTTAGGACGGACAAAGTATTTTTTGCCCGGTTCTCTATCTGTAAAAACATAATATCCTTCGTCATCGAATAGAAACGCATATAATTCAGTTTCTTTTAGTTGATAGTCATACATATTTTTGAATTCAGCATAAAATTCCACTTCGATAGTGAACGATTTGAAACTTTTTTCAACTTCTCTCGAACCGTTTGACCCTGAAAATTCTTGGTATTCTACGTTTAGTTGTGGTGCTTTTCGTGTAAAAGAAATACACTCTATGCCCAATTTTTCTTTTAGAGATACTACCTCTTGATTTTTTATGAAGCGAAAATCGATTAAATAGCCATTCACTTTATCCCTCCTAACCTGTTGTATATAGCGAACGTTTCAACTGGTTACCTAAGTATCCATTTGTATTGTCTGCAATTGCTTTACCATCAAGTTTGACACTTGTGTCTTTTGCTAAAAGTTTAGATAGCAAGTTATTCTGCTGAATCATCAGTGAAACTAATGTTTCTAACGTTCCGCTCGAATCGCTACTATTATTTACGCTTTTTGGTTTTACTCCTAACTTATCTTGAGCAATCGCAAGCAACTGCATCGCTCTTGACCGTTTAGCCTTATCTAACGGAATAATAATTTCTGGCTTGTTTCCTTCTGCGATTTCCGCAATTTGATGTTGGTTTACAATTCCGCCGTTTGCGTAACCATGTCCACGCCCAATCACTCCTAACATTCCCGAACCATAGCGTTTCTTAGCGTAGTTGATAGCTGCTAAGATATTATCGAAACCGCTCATTATATTGCCGTATCCTGGAAAAGCATTCGCAGCAAATGTTCCCGGTTTTGTTTGGAGCAATCCAGTAGCATTACCGTCTGCTAAGCCGTCATTTCCACCAATGGCAAGCGGATTGCCACCTGATTCTGTTTGGATTTGTCGCATCCACGCATTAACATAAGCGGATGAGGTTGGTAAGTTATTCATTTTCAAAGCACGTTGTACGTATGGCCGCCAGCGTTCTACGCCATTCCCACCAACGCTATCGCCACCGCTAACAAGTCCGCCCTGCGGATCTCTAACACCGTTCAAATGCACGTGGTCGTAGTGGTCGCCATCAGGCCATGTCCGCCAATCATCATGCACACCTGTACCTGATTGTCCTGAACGGTCACGAACCTTACCATTTGTGATAACATAGCCGATTTTGTTTGCAAACTTCTCAAATGCGTAATTGGCTGCTTCTGTGTATCTAGGGGAACCATTCACGACTCCCGGTAGCGCAATATCAATTGCGTTGTGCTTTCCGTGCGAGTATGGATCGCCCTCTCGATAACCTGAGGTTACTTGAAAGCCTGGGAATTTCTTCATTACTGCAACTGCAACGTCCGCTAAGTATTTGTAAACCCCTTGCATGCCCATTGAAGTGTCTAAACTGCCGCTGCTGAATAGTTCTGTGATTTTGTTCGTCAATGCTTCGGTAGCCTTGCTTAGAATACCTTTACCAACGTCTAAAGGATATTTGACAAGCCCTTCCAGTACGCCAAGACCATTTAATACTTTCCTAGCTAATGCCCCTGGATCTGTTACAAAATCCCATATATCGCCGACTACATCTTTCAGCTTGTTTCCAACATCTCCAGCAAATCCTTTGACGTTGTTCCATAGATTTCCGAAAAAGCCTGTACCTTTGGCATATCTATATCTTGGTGCTTTGTTTCCAGTTATATAAGCTGTTTCTTCAGCTGTTAGAACGTGTGTGCCTTTTGGTGCATTCAACACTACATTTCGCCCTCGTGGGATAAATGCTTGTCCGTTAGGTGTGATTACCGCTTCAGCACCTCTACCGTCATTTACCATCATAGGCCCGCCCGGATGACCTCCGTTTGGTGTTCCTTTTGCGTATTGTGGCACTTTCCATTCTTTGAGTTTATCAGCACCCAGTTTTTCTAGTACCCATGAAGCTCCATGGATGATTGCGTTAACTGGTTTACCTATCGCTTTAAGTGCTGCGTTGAAAATACTTTTGAACGCATTAACAATGGCGTTTTTACCGCCAATAATGGCATTCTTCATCTTCATTGGTAGTTCTGAAAACCAATTGAATACCGTATCGATACCTCTACGGAATGTGTCTTTGATACCGTTCCACAAGTTACCAATTACATTAGAAACTTTGTTCTTCAATTCAGTTGCTTTGTTGAAAATGTTTTTTACCCAGCCAACTACCTTATTCCACGTGTCTCCAACGCCATTGCTGAAGAAGTTTTTCACGCTGTTCCACATGTTTTGGATGAAATTGCCAAACGTGGTTTTCAGGTTGCCAACTTTGCCCAACAAATTAACTACCCAATTGACTAGCTTATCCCAAGTTTTGGAAATACCTTCAGTAAAGAAAGTTTTAGTGCTTTCCCATAGCCCTTTTATTGAGCCTGAAAAACCAGTCCACAAACCTTTTACTCCTTCTAAAATCCGTTTGAAGAATAGTATTTGAATCCAGTTCCATACTGCTTGGATAGAACCCCAAAACAATTGTTTTATTCCTTCCCACATCTTAGAAAAATCGCCTGTAAATAAACCAGTGAAGATTTTGATAGCACCTTGAATGACGTTTAATAGGCCTTTTACTAAACCGATGACATTATCAATGAAACTCATCATCAAAGTCATAACTATTTTTACGACCGGTTGAATGAACACAAAAAAGTTTTTAATTGCTTGAATTATCTGCTTCCCATTTTGTTCCCAGAAGAGAGTTAGAGACTTGCCGATATCACCTAAAGCCTTACCGATTTTTGAAATGATTGGAATAACATAAGGAGCTAATGTACTAAACACGCCTTTTGCAATCTCAATGGCAACTTCTAACATTTGCTGGATATTTGTAAATACTGCGCCAAAGTAAATTTTTATGTCTTCTACAACTTTTTTTATCTTAGCGATATCATCAGGCTTTAAACCCAATCGTTTTAGCATGTCATCATCAGCTTTTTCATTACCAAAGATTGAACCAATCAATTTTTTAATGTCTCCGGTAAAATTTCTGATTTTATCAATCGTTTCATCAGTCATGCCGGTCATTTTCAAAATATTCAGTGACTTTTCTTGTTTTTCTCCGGTGGCAAATATTCCGTTAAAAATATTTTTAACTTGTATAACACGTTGTTTTGCTTTGGCTAACACTTCCATTGGAATGATCTTATCGAGATCAAATAAAGCCTTTGAATACTTTTTGGCATCATTGTTCTCAGCAAAAACAGTGAAAAGATTTTTAAATACGCCGATTGCTTTATTGACTACTGGTGCAATTGCTCCTAAAACTTGCGGGATAATCGTTCCAATTTTTTTGAACACTGCTTCAGCTCGCGCCCCTGCATTACTAATCATGTCGCTTAACGTTGGTAAATTATTTTTAGCTAACCCGTCATTTAGGTTAGTAATCATATCCGCCACACCACGAGTAACTGCCGTCTTGGCATTTGAGATCGATGTGCTGATACCTTTAGTCGAATCTTTAGCAATTTGGTTTAGCGACTTAATGCCACCGCCACCATTTTTATCTAATTCAATTAATCGATCTTGGAAATCTTTAACGCTTATAGAACCATCTGATAATCCCGATTTCAGCTCGCCTGTGGTCTTACCCATCTGTTTAGCCATTGCATTCAAAGTAGGCCCTAAACCACTATTGATCATTGAATTCCACGTTTCAGCATCGACTTTCCCGTTAGAGAATGATTGAGACAACTGAACGATCGCATTATCAACCATTTCAGCGTTACCACCGAAACCTAGAATCCCATCATTCATCGCTTTGAATATGTCAACTGATTTCCCGACATCCTCTGTCGAACCTGCTAATAGTTGAACACCCTTTACAGCTCCGTCTAAACCGGTTGGTAATCCCTTAATAGCGACTTGAAGATTGTCCATTGCCTTTTTGGTCTCTTCTGCGCTGAATCCCATGTTAGAGAAAGCTCTATCTGAATTATTCAAAGTATCAATACGACTAATAGCGCCGTCTAACGAGTCCGAAACCATATTGACCGCTTTGGAACCGACGGATGCAAAAGCTCCAAAAACTGCACCTTTGGCCATGAATGCTACGCCTTTTCCAAGTTTAGAAACAACTCCAGTGGCGTTTGATACACGATCTTTGAATCCATCTAAATTACGTCCAGATTTCGTTGCTTGATCGCCAAAATCATCGATTTCCCGACCAGCACTGTCAGCAGAATTTTTAAGTCCTTCCAACTGCTTATCAGACAGCTTGCTTTGTCGTTCTAACTTGTTTAACTCTTTTCGAGCGTCCTCTGTTTCATCGGCAGAATCACCAAATCCATCTGCCATCAAAGCGACAACTTTACGCTGTTCGTTCATTGCTCGTTCAGAAAGTTCAGCTTGTTTAGTTAAACCTTTCTGCTTTGCTTCAAACGCTCCTGATTCGTCGCCTGCTGCTTTTAACGCTTTGACTTCGTTATTCATCTGACGTTCGTTTTCTTTCAGCTCGTCTGTTAAATCATTGACAGCTGTTTGAGAATACACCAGTTCTTTTTTTGTATCATTTAATTGCTTGCCATAAGCGTTGTACTTTGCTGTGGCATTGTTGATTTGAGTATTTAGTTTAGCTACTTCTTTCGACTCAGATCCATATTTTTCAATAGCTTCATCACGGCGCTTTGTTAATTCTCTTACTTTGGCGTTTTGCCCTTCCATAACCGTAGACAAGTCTTTCGTCTTTTGACTTAACGCTTCATAAGATCGACCTGCTGAGTCATAAGCCTTTAGATTGGCACGCATATTCGACTCAGCTTGTTTGACTTTCGCATTGATTTCGTCCAGCGTGTTACCAAAATTAGTGCTATCTAAACTAATCCCTAGCTTGATATTTCCTGCCGGTTGTCCTTTTCCTGCCATTATTTACCTCCTTCCTCAAGTTTTACCAAGTCTTCAGCCGATAAAAATTGTTTGATGAAATCAGCACCATCTACATATTCTTCGCCACTCTCCACTTCTCCAAAAAGGTGTAACAAATAATGATAGTCGGCTTCGTCCACATCTCTCATCGTCCAACCTGCTTCGATTAAATCTTTGTAGATTTGATCCATTGCTTTCCTAGCTTCAGAAAAACTTATCTCTTTTTGCTCGCCATCTGCTTTTTTTCATTGTTTCCCAGTTCATTGATTTGTTCAAAAACACTTTCTAATGCCGGTACTAACTCGCTCGCAGTCAAACCGTCTAAAATAGCATCAAATGTAACTGCTGGATCTTGGAAAATATCTGCTGTAATTGCAATCATTGAATCAATTGCTTCTAAATCAGTTAGGTCTGCTTTTTCCGCTTTCTCGTAAAATTTGATACACTCACGCATTGCACGTGCGGAAATATCTTGTTGTTTGAATGTTTTTTTCTTTCCGTCAAGTTTCAATTGCAATTCAATCATTTGTTTTCCTCCTTGTTTTTACAAAAAATAAGGCTAGCCAAAAATGGCTAACCTTGTGTATCAATTTTTGGTTCTGGTTCTTTTGGTGTCCCTGTATCTGTCGTTGGTGTAGATGCAGGGTTAACTACTCCCCCGCTTTGTTATTTACCAAGTCCTTGAATTTTTGTAAGGTCATCGTTTCTGATTCTACGGCTGTTAAGTATACATAGCCACGTTCATCAGAAATGAATTCCCCTTCGATAGAATCGGTTTGCAATTCTACCCCTTTGTCTTCAGCTGTTTTCATGTCGATATCTGGATGACTGAATTTTCCTTTTGTCAATCCCATGAATAAGCGTTTTCCTTCTTTGTTCGCTGTAACCATGACCACCGACACGTAAGGCGCTTCAGTTTCTGAACCAATTACATTTACACCATCCACGATTTTAGCGCCAATGATTTCGCTGTAAATGCCGTTATCCATTAAGTCTGCCACATCAAGCGTAACTTTTGGTGACGAAACCCCTTTACTTGCAATGAAGAATGGTACGTTTGAAGCGTATGTCGTGTTAGAAGTTGCGCCTAATCCAGTGATTTTAGCTTCGATCGCTCCGCCTTTCGACTTATCTGCTACTAATTCTTTTAGAGTGCCGCCTGCACCTGTTTTTACGCCAAAAATGACGCTCTCAAATCCTACTGTTGCCATCTATTTTCTCTCCTTTTAATTTAGTGAAATATTTGCTACATATCGTTTGATAATCCGCTTTGCACCTTCCAAGTCCTCGTCATCTGTTTGTTCCGTGTATGCGCATTGCCAACCATTCCCCCTCATAACCTCATCAAGGGCAAAATAAAAGGCATCAACCTCTTTCATGGTTGACACCCATACATCTACCTGTACGTTAAATTGAATGGTCAAAGGATTGTTGCTTGCAAAATCTTCATAGTTGCCGGATATCTCTGTAATTCTGCCAACTGGAAGGCTAGGTACTGTTTGAGCCGATTCCGGAACACTATTGGTGTAAAAATCAATGTTCTTTGTTTTTTCATTACTATTCAGAATTGAATAGACTTGTGATACTGCCGTTTTCAAAGCCCTAGCCTCCTTTTTACTTCGTCAGCAATGATTTGTGTTACTTGTTTTTCGATTTGCTTTTGTGTTTTTTGTACGAAACCTTTTGGACGTTGTTTGATTGTTCCAAACTCGATAAAGTGCATCCGCCAAGAAACATCTTTATCATAGCCGACTTCTATCAACCCGTTTTTTACCGAGCTTGTAACCACATGGTTCTTAGCATGTTCTTGCATATACGAACCACGTTTACCGTTTGACTTCGTTCCATCCCAGTAAGGTGTGTTTTGTCGTAACTTTTCTTGAGCGTACTCCCCAGCTTTTCTAAGTGCTGGGCTTTCCACTCGTTGAACGTTTGCTTTTACTTCCCTAAGCGCTTTGTACACTTCGGTTGCATCGACTTCTACACTCATTTTGAAACCTCTTTTGCAATGATTGTCGTGAAGTCCTTCGCAAACTCGCCCTTTGTAATTGTGATGATTTCAAACGTTTTTCCATTCCAACGCACTTTCATATCATTGGTTAGCTCTGATTTTTGTTGATAGCGAATAATGAACGTTAGTGTGCCTTCTAAGACGGTTCCGATTGACGCCTTTACATCACTCAAGCGTTGTGTTTGAACGCAAGACCAACACGAAAAAACCGTTTTTTCTGTTTTGATTGGTTGACCATCTTCATCTTTCCCGTTAGTAACCTTTACAACTTCCACACGTTGCGTTAGATCACTCGTCTTGATTAGCGCCATGTTCCAACCCCCTCAACTGCTGGATAAGCGCAGTTACGCCGAACGGAATTTCATTCAGCGCCTGCGTAGAAGTACCTACCCTGTTTTCGTACCAGTTAGAAACAAGCAACGTCACAGCGTAATCAAAGCGTTCATCAACAGTCATTTCTACCTCAATCGAGCCTAAAATGAATTTTTCTGCTGTTTTTTGGAGCATTGCGAGTAAATCATCATCCAAGTCATGATCCACTCGCAAAAAGTTTTTCAATTCGCTTAATTCCATATTATCACCGCCTATTCAGCAGTTACGGTAACTTCACACACCGCGGTTTTTCCGTTTGAAGTCGTTGCAGTGATTGTTGCTGTACCAGCAGCAATACCTGTGATTTTGCCTTGAACCGGCGTTACCGTGGCGATTGTCTCATTGCTTGAACTGTATTTAACTGATTTGTCCGTTGCGTCAGCTGGCAAGACAGTCGCTGACAGTGTTTCTGATGCCCCCACCACAAGCGTTGTCGCTGTTTTACTTAGCGTTACGCCGGATGGGTCTATCCTTTTGGGCCCAGTGTTACGTAAAAGCCTGCTGCGTTATCTGCCACTTGAACGTCAAAACGAACGAAACCTGCCAATAATTGACCATATACATCGTTATCTACCCAACGCACTGAAGCTTGTTGACGGTCAAAGTATTTAGCAAAAAGTGAAGGGTCGCCCACGAATGCTACCTTATTGCCTGCAGCAGTACCAATAACATCATCAGCCATTACAACAACTTCACGCCCTAATAGTTTGTAACCCGAAGCAACTGTAACGTCTTGTTGTAACAAGTAACGTCCGTCATTGTCTTTCATTTTGTCTAACTCGTTAAAGAAGCTTTGAGAAGCAATGAATTTCACGTTGTAAGCTGGGTCAATCGTTACATTTACAATATCTTTCAAACCATCAATATCAGTCACTGTTTTCGCTGTTGCTGTTTGTAATTTTTTAGCGATTTCAGCGTTTGATGTATTCAAAGATTGACGTTGAATGTATTCAGCAACCAATCCGCCTAAATCGATATCGGAATCGTCTAATGCTTCTTGAGAAACTGGAATGTATCCACGGTAAGTGGCAATTTCGTAGTTTACTTTTGTAAATTCAGGGTTAGCTAACGCTGGGTTTTTAGCCAATTCATCCACAGAGGTCATTTTATTTTTGTTAGCTCTCAAAATTGGATATGATCCTGTACCTGTTGTTACTGGCACACGTCCTACGTGTTGACGTAAGTCGACAACTTTTTCGGGTTGTTTTTCTGGTTTAGTTATACGGTCAACTGGAATAACTGCTTCTGCTCCGACTGTTGTCAATCCGTCGCGTTTTTCTCCTTTTGTACGAATGAATTGATTGATTGAGCGTGTGTATGTTTCTTTTTTGTCGTTTAGGATAACTTCCATTGATCTTTTCTCCTCTTTGTCTTTTTTGTCGATCGGATTTGTGTTGCTTGTTGGTTCTGTTTGAATTTCAGTTGCTTTTGTTTCTTCGTCCAACTCTTTCAATTCATCAGCTAAATCTTTTTTCAATTGGTCGTCTGTTTCTTTCGATTCTTTTGCTTCTTTGATTTTTGCTAATAAGTCCTTAGCTGTCTCTAAATCGCCTGAATCCAGCGCCTGTTGCGCTTGTTCTTTCAATTTCTCAATATCCAATGTGTTCACTCCTTATTTTTTTGTATAAAAAAAGAACCTCTAGTAATTTAGAAGCTCTAGTTCTATCTCTAATTTTCGTTTTTCTTTTTCATTGATTACTCCGTTTCAATGATCGTTGCGCTAAGACTGCATCCGTTCCTTCGTAAGCTGGGATCGAAACAATCGATATTTCGAATAATTCGTCGATCTTATTTAGATTGCGGATATACATTCCATCTTGATTTTCCCACGTTTGAGAATCATCTTTTACGGCAAAACCGAACGAACATTCGTTGATATCACCACGTTTTATGGATTCGTACAAATCGTTGGCGTAAGAAGTATTTGGCAGTTGACATCTGAAATAAAGTCCTACGTCATCCACTTCCAACTCTAGCGTTTGCGATGACGTTCTTCCTAAAACCATACTTGAATCATGATCGACAAAACAGCGAACATCTGATAAATCGGTTGTATCCAACGCTTGTGGCGAAATTATTTCTTTGAACCCCCCAAGGTCTCTGCTCAACGAATTGAATTTCATTGCGTAGCCCTCAATCGTTCGATTGTCCGTTGACTGGATTTCCGCTAAACTCCGAATTTCCATTTCCACTATTCCCACCTCCTTTCGCTGTGGTTTTCGTGTACAAAACATCCCCATTAGGAATGCTTGGCAATCCGTAATAATCTCTGACCTCATTAATCAGTAGATAACCGTCTCCGCCATTGCCGTCTTCCATTGCTTTATTCATCCTAGAAGCCTTGTCTTGCCCTGTAAGCGTAGAGAAGTCAAGTTCTACATTAATACCTAACTTGATTGCTAACTCGTCTGTAATCATCTGTGAGAGCGCCCTAAGCGTACTAGAAACGTAGGAATCGTTAGCCGAATCGTCTTTGGTATTGACTAACTCCATACCAAAACGTGACAAAGGAATGCCGAACGCTTTAGCAATTTGTTTTGTCGAGTACACGTTGTTTTGAATCATCTTCAAAATATCCGTATTTAGCTCAAACTGTTTGAATTCCTGTGTATCGTCCAAAACAATTACGCTATTAGCGTTTGAAGCACCGCTGTTTACTTCTTCAAAGTCTTGCTTAATTTGCTTTTTAGCCTTGTTATTCAGCGTACCTTTATTGAGCTTCAAAACTCCGCCTGCTTGAATCCCCTTCTTGAAGAAGGAGCTTAGCATTTTGTTCCCATTATCGAGCATGGAAAGTTCTGTTTTGAGTGCATCCAATGGACTGATACCGGTTTTTCCGTTTACAGTTATATATTTGAAGTGCAACATCTCGCTAGAATCAACACGGTACGAATTTCCTGCTTTGTTTGTGTACTCATACCGCAACACACCTGTCTCTAAATCTTCGTAAACGACGACTTGTGACGGTTTAGCAAACTCTAAGCTATTTTCATGAATGATCGCAAAAGCATTCCCTGACAAAAGCATTTGAGCCGTGATAGCAAACATGAAAGAATATGGTGTCATACTTTCGTTTGGGCGCTTGTTCAACATGTCTAACTTTCGAATGTCTGCTTGCTTATTATCGGAAAACTTGAACTTGCTGGCGGCAATATCTCCAGCCAATATCTTTACCGCTGTAAACACATCAGACTGTTCTAGTGCCGTTTCTCCGTCAAAGTTGATAGTCGTGTTCCCATTTACAGTTGAAATGAAGTCGAGCATTGTACTCGAACGACCGGACAAGCTACGTTTTTCCGTTCGGAAAAATAAACCCATTTATCCCACCTCCTTTCAGCTATAATTCTGATTCTCGAACCAAAATAAAAACGGTAAGCATTAAACTAATGCCCACCGTCAGGAATCCGATAATCTGGTTAAACAAAAAAGCTGCGGCTATGAATGAAACTAGCCCTAAAACATACAAAATAATCACGATTAGTCTTAACTTGTTACCATCCAAAGCCATACTCGCCCCTTTCAATCAATTCATTGATATCTTCTTCATCAAAATCATGGTACATTGCCTGCGTGTAAGCATTAATCAACGCATCTAAAGGATCAATCTTATTTCGATTCATTGCCTTATCAATCATGATTGTATCGTTGTTTTCTTTGGTGATTGCGTTTCTGATTGCTCTGTTAAGCAGTGGATTGTTTGAATGGACTGTTTTCCCTTTGATAACGTCCGTTCTAAATTGTTTTGTCGGAACGTTCAAAGTTATCAGCCCTTGTCGCACTTCAATCATTTCTTTCTCGTAGAATTTCGATAGATCAGTAATAACATTACCAGCATTATACGGATCGTAAAAGATACCTTTTAGCTCAAAGTTATTACTTTCGATGAAATCAGTAAGCCAATTGACTAAATCGTGATAGTCAATCAATCCGTCTGGACTACTACTAATCGTGCAATAGCCTGCTTGCTCATATTGTCGGTATGGCGTTTTGTCTTCTTTTTCTTTTGCTTCAATTCCGCCACGATTTGCTACAAAGGAATAGCTATCAACAAAAAACTTACTTTCTTCTCTGATTGGAATGACCCACGAAATAGAAGTTAAGTCATTCACTCGTGACAAATCGACACCGATGTAAATCTCACGCCCTGTTAAGTCCGTTTGTTTGATGTAATCAGGAGCAACGGCAGAAGTCCACTCTTCTTCGCTCATATAACTTTCTTGTGAAGATTGAACCCATATGTTGAATTCTTTAGTAAGAACGTTTGATATACTTCCTTTTGCTTTTCCTTCGTCTAAAAGTCGTTTTTTGCTTTCAGTTAGTCGTTCTTTTTGTTCTGATAGTTCCATTAATGGGTTGGACTTTATCCACATATCAGTGTCCGCTACTTCTTTAGCATTGTCCTGTTCCCAACATAGCGCTAAATACTCATCGCCTACCACTTCTTCTTTTAGCAACTTCGTTACATACTGATACTCTATCGAGTACATTGGATAGTTTAGTTTACTTGAAGCTGTTGAAATGATAATCGTTAGCGGTTCGATTTGTTGCCCCATTGACGTTTCGATAACATCCATCATTTCCGTTGTTTTAGACAGGGCATACTCATCAAAAATGCCCAATAATGTATCGAGACCGTCCAATGTATCTGCATCAGCAGACAGTGGTTTCATAAATGAATCATCTGTCGTAGTAAGCTCGTTTTGTAAAACCTTTGTAAATTTCTGGATTGCTTTACTTTTTCCACGTAAGGCTTTTAGTTGTGACTTAACCATAGTGAAAACGATTTTCGCTTGATCTCGTTTGTTAGCAGTAGCGTATATCTGTCTTGCTTGTCGTGGATTTCGTTCGTAAATTAGACAGTACAGCGCAATCCCTGAAACAATCAACGATTTTCCTTGCTTACGTGCTAGCGAAAGATAGGCTTTTCTGAAACGCTTGGTATTGTCTTTCTTTCTTCGCCAGCCCCATAACATCCCTAGAATGAATTTCTGGAATAGTGCCAACTTATTAGGCTTGCCACTCTTAGGATCTGGAAGCATTGAAATGAATTTTACAATATTTTGAGTGTATTTTGGTTCGTAGTAGTAAGGAAAGTCATCTCGCTTTGACCTCTCGATATCCTTTTTGTGTCTATCAATTGCCATCTGTATCTTCTCACAGACTAAGATATTCCCATTTTCTACTTCATCAATGTATTTTTGAACGTGATCAATCATCACTATCAACTTCGTTCATCATTTCAGCAAAAGGGTCGTCCGGTTCTTTCTCCATTTCTTGTGGATTGACAATCTTTAGACGCGAGTTGATAGTCAAACCTAAGTCGTTCGTAGCTGTTTTAAGCTCTTTGGAGAATGAATTGACAGTATCGATTAAAGGATTTTTACGACCATCGATCAAAAAGCCTTGTTCGTCTAACTCTTTGCTTGCTTTGTCGTATAAGTATGAATAGTTGCAGTAGCGAATCATTGTTTGTTGGTCTAGTTCTGAAATAGGCAAGTCCTGAATGTAGCAAGAGATTCTATCCCACTCTTTTTTCGCTTCTTTCAAAAGTCCGACCGGATAATTTGAAAAGTCCAGTCTTGGATAGTTGTATAGCTTTTCTTCTTCGGCTTTTTTAGCTTCAATTTCTTCTTTTGTGTAGTTCTTTTTGCTTGCGTTAAGCAATTTCTTCGGCCTACCTTTGCTCATTTCATCACTCCTATCTATTTTACAAATTTTCTAAAGGGAATTTTTTTTCAAGAAGGGAGGGCATCGATTTTCTTCGTTCTAGCGACATAGGGGGCTTATTTTTTATCAAAACTATTATTTAGTATATTTATATACACTTTATTTGAAACGCCTTAGAACGCAAATTAGAGCCTTTTAAGGTTATATGCCTTTTTATGCTCTTTGTTGTGGCACGACTGGCAAATACTTTCTAACGTATCGTAGTCTAACCTTTTATCCCAATCTTCTTTTACTTCCGTTTTGTGATGGACTATCGTAGCACTGGTTATTTTCCCATTTCTCAAACACTCCTCACATAGTGGTTGGTCTGCCAGCTTACTACGTCTTAGCTTCTTCCATTGGCTTGAAGCATAGAAGCGAGCATACTTCATGTTCTCTTTGTTGTGTCTTACTTCTCTGTTATACGTCTTGTCTGCATTGCCTTTGTGTTTCTCGCAATAACGGTTGGGTAACTCAACGTATTCGCGGCAGATAGACACAGCGCATTTGATTTTAGGCACAACTATACTTCTCTTTTGTGTCCGATTGTTTTCATATCTGGATACTTATCATTAAAGCTAGAAAAGTATTGAATCGTGATGTCGTTCGCTCCTCGATCGTTACTGCTAAAACCATCAGTCTTCCAATGATACGAGATATCTACTAATCCTTTAGGTAATTCATCCAACCTCTCACCTTTGTACCAAACCTCCGGTACTGAGTCAGTATCTTTTAGTTTGATCTCTAGTAGGTTAGGTTCTGTTTCATATAATGTCTTTCCATCATGAACTATCTTCATGTACCAATCATTAGCTTCTACCTCTTTGATTGATATCGAAAAAAGAGCACCTGTTTTTTTGCCAGTCACATAATCTTCTCTTTCAGAACGAACCACGAATTTCTCATCGTGGTCATCAAGATAGAAAAAGGTTACCTCTTTGATACAACCTTCTATATCTTTATGAGGCGTTTTGATAAGCACCTTCGGATAATTAAAGTCTCGTTCGTTAACGAAAGGTTCATCTTTACTATTCCAAAACATTATCTCAACCACCTCTTCATGTTTGTTTGAATATGTTCGTCCTTAAACCAACCAATGCCAATAAGAACCAACTTATACTGATCAATCTCTTTCGGTGTAGCTTCTCTTGTCATTTCAATGATGGAGTACTTCTTTTTGATTTGGACTGATTGTACAACCCTCACTGGATCATCTGCGTTCGGTTGAGGATATCGGTTTGTTAGTGATACATACCAGTAGTTTCTCATTATGCAGCCTCCTTTACGCAAAATAAAAAGACCACTCAAAGAGTGATCTTAAAAAATTACTAATTTTAAATTACTTTAGTACTGATTGCAGCTATAACTGATGTCAGGGTACTAAAGTCTCTTCCATCCATTGTCTGAAAGGACATGAAGTCAGGTTCTAGTATATACAATATGATATCTTCCATATCTAATTTTCGTGACTGACACATTGTTGTTAAAAAAAGATAATTGGGATGCTTTTTTACATAATTTTTTATAATTGATAAATACTCAATTAGCTGATCAACCTGTAATCTTCTTTCATTAGAAACAAAAAAAACTTCAGGCATAACAAAAGTTATATTTATGTCATCAAAATTCGCTTTAATTTCTGCTCTTGGAACGTCATTTTCAAATATTAAAACTTCCTTAATTATGGCAGAAGTGCGTAGGTTTTGGCCACTATCTTTTTCTGATAATTGGTGAGGTAATCTCTCATAAAATGGAGGTTCTTTTACTTTGATTTCTCCGTTCCCTGTATCCTTCTTCACTACTTTTCCATCAGGATCGTATTTGACTTTTATACCTTGGTATGTCTCAGTTCCTTCAGTTGTTTCTTTTTTTTGAGTAGTTTTCTTGTGGGAATTTTTTGCTTTTGGCTTTGGTTTTGGAGGATTCAAATAGTCTCTTAAAGCTTTCATTGATTCTTTTTTTCTTCTAAGCTTTCCTTCATCAGTTAATCCTCCATTTATTTCACTATATTCAGTTATAGACTTTACTGGTTTAATCTCATCTTCAAAATATGCACAATCAATGTTATGTTCGTCAGATCTGTGTTTACTTAAATAATTAACCCCAGTACTTCTTCTATTAAAGACTAATCTTGCTTCACAGCTAGGATCTGGACAGTAAATGTGTTGTACAATCTCCAAAAAGTCTTTCCTTCTTGGAATTTCTTCTAAACTAATTATTTCTTTTTTACCCTTTACCACAAAAGCAGCTTCATCAAATTTCAAAAAATCACCTTTTTCACTATTATTAAAACAAAAAATCTGTTAATATAATAGTCGCCAAACAATTATAATCAAACAGTTTATCCAAGTTTTTCAAGCTCGGATTTTTTTGTTTGATTTAATTATATTGCTATGTGAATATTTAAGCAATGTTTTTTTAAAACGATTATAATTGGTAATTTTCTATAGCCTCTTTTATAGTTTTAGTTGGAATTTTAGTTATTTTAGTCCCCTCTCTAACACAATAATAATGGGGAGCTAAAATTCCATTCTCATCCTCTTCAAAATCGAAAGCTTCTTTTCTTTTTTTATTATAAAAGCAGTAAACTTTTTCACAAGGAATATCTACTAACTCCCATTCCTCTAAATACATTTTCTCATTTTTCATTGAATAAATTATATTATTTAAATCTTTCAAATTTTGTGAATTCATTTATAATACCTCCTCATTATTTGTTACTTTTTATAAATTAATAGACAGCAACGGATGATAGATAATAAGAACAATTTAGAAGGAGTTTAAATTCACATCCTTATTCTTAATATTTCCGCTGCTGTCTATCGAAGCTTAATTGTGAAACAATAATAAAACGATGTTCCTTTTATTATTATTTTGTCTCAGACCTATCACTAATCCTTCGACACTATCATAATATCACTGGTAAATAGCTAAAAACCGCCATCATTCCGCCAAAAAACCGCCATTTTTTATGCATCAGTCACTACACAAAGTTTGTCTTTGACTTTTAAAGCACAGACACTGTAATAGTAGCCTCCATTCCCATCGTTTGCTGTACATTTCGCTTTAGCAATCTCATTTCGATTATGATAAACAACGACTTCGGCATAAGAACTATGTCCATCGCCATTATAGAGATGGTTACCTTTATCAAAAATCTTTATATCTGTAATCACTGCATCAAGCTTTACATTTTTGAATTCACCTTCGGCCCATGCGCAGCAATCTGATTCGCTACATACAACTTCCATTTTGGTTCCATCTTCTAAAATTAATTCACTCTCGGACCATTCTACAATTCTTTTGAAAACAAGATCTTTTTTCAACTCTTTCAACGATACATAATATTCCCACATTATATGGTCCCCCTATTTATAAGCAATTATTCTTCCGTGTTTATATGCTTCTGCAAACTCTATTAGAGCTTCCGACTTCATCCGTTGTATACTTCTTTCTGAATAACCCACTTCACGGCTAATTCTGTAGTTTGAGAAGCTATCTGGCACACAAAAGCTATAATAGAGTATCTGACGGCTAATCAGACTAAGAGCCATCAAAGCCGCTAAAATCGCATCTCTCTCTGCTTCTATGTCCATCATCTGTATAATCGCGTCCTCTGCCTTATTGCCGTACTTCGGTGCCTTCGGCATATCGGTTATGATAGGCGACTTAATATCTATCAAAGAGCGACCTGCCATCCGCTCCAAACGCCGAAAGTTCTTCAGCACATCTCTCGCATTACATCTTGTCTGTTTGAAATCTACCTCTCGTAATAATTGCATCAAGTCAAACCGCTCCTTTATGTGATATAATAAATTGTGGAATTTATTAGAACAGTCGGAGCGATCCGGCTTTTTTATTTGTCATTGATTAGTTCCATATCCACCAATCGAGCCACTGCTAAATTATCTTTGCTTTTCGCTAACCACTTGTCGCATTCCATCGTGTTTTCAATGCGAATGATTGCTGAGTGATCATAAACATGTTCTACATATCCACGAAACGGATAGATGAACCCTTCTGCTTCGCAGCGAACCATGTCACCGATTTTGACTTTTGGTTTCTTACGTGTTTTAGGGTTCTTTGTCGGCATGTCTAACATTAAACCGCCGATACCATGACTACTAGCGTAAAATCCGTCTTTTAGTTTCATTCTTCTGCCACCCTTAAATTCTCAACGTACAAATCAATTGCCTTTTTTGCCGTTTCATTGACCATCACTGCCTTTGTTCGTTCCAGATCGTCAATCTCACGCTGAATGTTTCGAATACACATTTGAATCACTTCTTCTGTTGTCATGATGGACCACCTCGTTAAAAACGCTCTTCCTTGAACGTATTCCGATATTTTTTAGCTAATATCAACGGCACTTGATATTGATGACAAAACAACTTTGCCTTGATCTTAAAGTCTTTTGTCTGCATTCCTTTAACATCTACGACTTTGACAAGTTTGCCGTTTTTATAAAATGTGAAGTCAGGAATATACTCGATCTTGCGATACTTCTTTCCGTCTAGTTCAAATTTCGGCATTAGCTCAAATCTTTCCTGAAGTTTTACTTTCCAGCCGTTAGCTTCAGCTTGCCACAAGGCTAGATCGTAATACTCTGCTTCTGCGATAGAATCAAACTTGATACCTCGATGAACAGTTTTTTTATTACGGTATTTATTCATGCGATACTACCTTTCACTGGTTTTATGCGCTTGTCTGCTGTTTGTTGGAATTTCAGCGCATAACCTTCTGAATTCTTAAATATCCTAGAAACAATTCTTTCACCGTAGGCTTCTCTTAGTTCAGGACCAGATAAGTTTGTTGTGATGATCGTTGCCTTGTTCTGTCTGGCTTCTAAGAGCGTGTTTAACGTGTTGTTTGTAAACTGCCTACTATTTGATACCCCGCTACCTAATTCAGCTCCAATATCGTCAAAAATCACCAAATCAGTTGTTTTAATATCGGCTATAAGCGATCCTTCAATTTCTTTTCTCAGTTCAGAATTGTTATAAGAAAACTTTATTTGCTCTAATAACTCTTGATAGCTTATAAAAAGTATTTTCTTGTCATAATTTGAGCGCTCAAGTATTTCCCAAGCTGTCGCCATTGACAAGTGGCTTTTTCCGCTTCCTGATTTCCCTGATAGAATGAAATGTGCAGGATGGTTCAGTAAGACATCATTTACAAAGCTTTTAGCTCTTTCTAAAGCAATTTTCGTTTCTTGGTCCACTACGTGATAATTCTCCATTTTGCATTTAAACAAAGTTTTATCTGTTAATACCGAACCATTTTGAAAAAAACTCAAAGCTCGTGCTTTTAAGCTGTCGTTATATATCCTTTCGGTCTGTATATCCTCTTTCACACGTAACGCTTTATAACCACAACTCATGCATGTTGGTTTACAACGTTCTGAACCATCCTTATTTTTAGCTCGCCAACTATACAAAGGTTCGCTACATTCTGGACATTTTCCGCTTTGCACTAATACTCTTCTTATTAGTTTGTCCATAGCATTTGCTAGGCTTTCCATGTGATGCATCTCCTTTTTTAAATTGGCAAGTCGTCATATTCACTAGGATTGCTGTACTGTAGTTTTTGACTTTGCTTTTTATGATTATTCTTATCTGCTTTGATTTCGAATTTGAGCTTCTCAAATTTTTCTCTCAATTTCTTAGCACTTCTAATATTTCCAAACCAAAATTCATTTGTAGATAGCCAATTGATCACATACTCAATCGCTTCTATAGACGCTTTATCTCTTTCTTCCATCAACCTGATTGTGTCTGCCCATTTTTCGATATCTACTTTGTTCATTTCTTTTGGAAAATCTTCAGTTAAATTCCTTTGCATTTTTTTAGCAAGGCGTAAGTGTTCGTCAGAATACTTACCTTTCTTTTCTTCTTTATCTATATCTTTATCTTCTTCTATATCTTTATCTGTACCGTCACGTGACGTCACGCTAACGTCATTTTCCAATTTGAGACGTTCCTGTCTCTTTCTTTCCCTGTATTTACGGTTTCTTTCAGCATTTTTTAGCCTTACTTTATCCATACCCTCGATATTTTGATGTTTTTCCCAATTACTGATGGCAATTAGTCCATCACTGCTTAGATCAATCATGTTGAAATTTGCCAATGTAGTTAGCGCTAAGCGAACCGTATTTACGTTTTTGCCAAACAATGTAGCAAGCATTTCTTCGGTATAAGGCATGTTCCTCTGGATATATATCAGACCATCGTCGTTAGTCTTTCCTGCTAAAACTAGTAATCGAATCCATATAACGATGATGGCATCCGACTCAGGAACAGCTTGGATTAATCGTATTTTTTCATCGTCAAACATAGTAGTTTTAAGTTTGATCCAACTTATCTCAGCCAAATTTATCCTCCTATCCTTAACTTTTTAATCGTTTCATGACTTAACTTGATCCCTTTGATTTGATATTTATTTTTGAAATTGATCACACCTATATTGTGTTTCTCCGTGTGATGAATCCTGCAGAGTGCTGCAAATGTGTACTCTGAATGATCAACTTCTTTGCGCTTTCGTCTTCCTAGCGCTTTGTCAAAGTGATCGATGTCAGCTCCTGTTTTGCCACAGATGCAGCAGACTCTTTTTGTAATGCATTTGTAGAAGTAATATTCTTGATTCGCTGGTAAAATCTCATAGCCTTCTTTGAAAGGAATATGATGTTCAAAGATAAAATCTAGGATGATATTCGCTAAGATATTGGCATCACTCACGGTTGTGCTTGATTCGTCTTTGAGGCTTATTTTGCGCCCTGTGACACCTTCGAAACGGAAGTAGAAGAATTCCTTCCAGAAGTCCGTTGGCATGCCTGTATCGATGAAAATATCGCCTATGAGCGCATAGATGAAGTTTCGTTGCTGTACAGTGAAACGTCTAGGATCAATAAAACGAATTTCAATAACTCGATCGCCATCATATCCGTCGTACATCGTCTTCAAACGTTCGATGTTCACTTCTTCATTAATAGTTGCACCTACGTCTTTTCCTTTGAACTTTTTCAGAACCGCTGAATATGAATCGATTAATGGTTTAAACACTCATATCACTTCTTATCTAATTCTTTTTTCTTAGCTGCTATTGCTCGCTCCATCAAGGCACATTGCTCATAGCTTAACTGTTCAATAGTTTCAACGTTATCAGCTAAGAGCCCTAATTTATCTGTCTGCTCATTAACATATTCGATTAAGGTTTTGGTCATATCTTTGCCCATCTGCTCATTGAAAGCTTCTAGAATCGTCTCTAGCATGTTTAATTTCTTTGTATCGATTCTAGGTGGCGTTGGAATATCTTCCCCTTGAAATACATATAATCCCAGTCCGTGTAGAGCCAATGCTTTCACAAAGCATCGCTTCAATGAGTTATTGATTTGCATAGCATTTGGTTTAACAACTGGTTGGTTTCGATAATCTAAAACTGGAAATAACTCGGTTTCCGTGTGTCCTTTAACCGTTACTGAGACAGATACATAAGTCCCTGTTTCGTCCATAAGAAAAGGTTTGTATTCCTCAACAAGAAAGTCTTGATGAGTTCCAGAAACAACTCTGTAGTGTTTGTACTCATTAATAGTTACCGTTGCCTGTGGATCATTCTTTTTCATAATCTCCCATGCGTGAGCCCAAGATAAATAATCAAAATTTCCTTTTTTCTTGAGAATTTTATTTAACTTGCGACTAAAAAGTTTTTCAAAAGTCGATGTCCCTTTGCTTTCACTCATCAAATTCTGCCTCCATTTCAGCAATGTATTTCTTACCTGATCCGTAATAAGAGATATCAATCAAGTTATCTCTGTCATACTCTTCTAGCGCATCAATCAAGCCATCTTCGATGACATAGATATATTCAGGTTTTCTGGACCGCTTCGATAAATGGATAAGATAGACATGATCCCAAATACTCACAAAATTGCCCAAATCGTCTTGATCACATGCTAGTTCTTCATTCGTCAAAAGATTTCGTCTGATTTTTCGATTATTTGTTTCCTCGACATTCGATTTGCCCCAACTAGGATCAGTCAAATATTGATCTAGAGTGGAAAGTTCATTTTCCATGTGTTAAAATCTCCTTATGATGTGTTTTCTTTGTGACTCTTTGCTTGCCGGCGGAGTCACTTTTTTTATTTTTCAAAATTACTAATTCTTGCATTATTTCTTCTCTCCTTTTTGATATAATTTAGGTAAAAAGGTGGTATATATAATTGGATATTTCAGATACTCCTTATTATCAAAAATTGATAGCTTCTTCAAAATTAATCGGTGAAACCATTGCTCCTTCTCTAGATGTCGTTAACGCTATGCAGCCTGCGATAGAACAAGCTAAAAAATTAATTGCAATTCAAGATACTTTTATAGCTTCGCAAGCAATACTCAATGATTCTCTCATTCAAATTGTCGAGAAACGTAACAAATCTATTGCTAATATGATTCCTCCTTCTTTGTTCGCAATACAGAAACAATTAGAATCTCCAAGTTTTAATATTGCTAAAAAAATGGCAGCTACTATGCCAAAACCTTATTTTTCTGATATCTCTAAAATCACAGAAAAATTTGCCGTTGACATGTCTAAGTACGACTTCAGAATAGGGGTAGCTACCCAAGAATTAGAAAAAGCATTTTCTTCCGAACCGGAAGTTAGTACAAAAAATCTACTTTTTAAAGACACTTCTAATCCATCTGATGAGTTTGAGGCTAAGTTTTTTGATATCCTTAATGAGCAAAGGAAAGTCCTTGATGATTCTATAAAGCTTTTTGAAGAAATAAATACAGCCAAGAACAAAGATATAACTAATGAACCATCTGAAAAACAACAAGCTTCACCTGCTTTCTACAAAGATAAAATGTGGTATTTAGAGCAAACTGGGGCAGCTTTGATAGGACTAGTAGTAACCGAAATTGTAAATATAACTATTGGAGTAGATCCTAACAATACAATTTCATTAGCTTTATTTTTGCGTTATTTGTTACAATTTTTAATTAATTAGGTTAAGTCAGTCCCTCCCGACTGGCTTTTTCGCTCTGTACTCAGCTTCATCAAGCCCAATGAAAATCCAAACCATGTAAACGATCGTGCCGATTAATGCTTGTCTGCTTCCCCAAAGACCTAAAGCATAAACGATTAGGGGTGCGCTGAATACTAATGCTCTGTTGAATTTACCCATGTTTTTCCTCCTTAGACTTTATATTTCGACATGAATTCATCGATATCTTTGATGTCGTATTTCGGACGGCTGTTTTCACCAAAGATAATTACTTTCAACCCTTTTTTTACCCATTCGTTGATAGTTCCTGCTGAAGTACCTGTATAATGAACCGCTTCTCTTTGATTCAAGTAACGTTTAGGAACGTAGCCTATAAGAAATGAATCTAAATCATTTTTGCTGATTAGTTCTTGTGTCATTTCGTTTTCCTCCTCTATAATTCGTACATAGTAATAATCGAATCTATAATTCTATTTGCTTCTGCAGAAGCCTTTTTACCGTTTAAAATTAAAGATAAGTAGCTTTTGCTAATTCCAAATCTTTCAGCAAGCATGGTGTAAGTTAAGAACTTCGAACTTTCGACATATGCTTTGTTTTTTTCTCTATCTCGTTGAGTGATTTCTGCAATATCAGTCATACTAAAACTCCTTTCTAACCAATTTCCTCTAAATCCATTTGAGGGTAATAGCCCTCTGCGATTAATAAGTTGTAAATAAACACTCGCCCTTTCTGTGTCCATTTGGTATTCATTACAACTTTAGTGCCGCCATCGGCTTTCGGAATCTCACTTGTGTGCGATTTTGTGTATCCTTGGTTCATATGTTTTCGGTAAAGTATCCATTGTCCGCTAACTTTATGTTGAACACCTAACTCGTTTAGCAATTTGTTTAGAGCAATTGCCGACATTCCGTAATCAGCTGCAATTTGAGAAGTAGCTACCGTATCTGTCGATGAAAGAATCGTATCTAAGTAGCTAATCTTTGGTTCGTACTCGGCAATTTGTTGTTCGAGTAATTGGTTCTTTTCTTCTAAATCCGCTGCTAAACGCAATGCTTGTGCAAAACTTTGAGGTACGTTTGAATAGCTACCTGTTTTTCTAATTGTTGGAAGGACTTCACTCGTTACCCAACGTTTAAATTTTTTGGCAGAGGGAAGTTTTGATTTTAAGATTAAACTGTATAGACCTGATTCGTTAATGATCGTCATATTACGGTTTTGACCTGATGCACTAATTTGGTGCGTCAGCTTATCTTCTTCATCAACATGGCGATTCACATCTCGACTACCGTTTTGGTACCCCAGCACTTCTGCCACATCTTTTCCAACAAAATAAGGTTCATCATTAATCAATAACGTTCTGATTTCTTCTTTTTCCTCAAAAGCGAAAATTTGTAAGTTTGTCATTTAAATTGCCTCCTTTTTTCTTTTTAATTCAACAGTACGAATTAAATCGTACTCTTTGCCTAAAAAAATATAATCTACAGGAACTTGATACAACTCAGATAATTCGTTTAAAAGCGAAACTGAAATATCGGAACTGTCTTTTTCGTACTTACCAATAGTTTGATGATGCACACCTACGCATTCCGCCACCTCTTTAGCAGTCATGCCTGCGTTAACCCGTGCTGATTTTAATGATAATTGAAACATGTCGTTCACCTCTTTCTTTAACTTGATTTAAGCATATACGATTTAATTCGTATTTGCAATAGTTTTTTACAAAATAAATTATATTTTTTTCGTACTCACTTATTTACAAGTACGAAAAAATTCGATATTATATAGGTAGAGAAAAGGAGGTGCAAAAATGGCTAGAGGAGAATTAACTCCACAAGAAATAGAAAACAGAAAGAAAATTTCTGCTAACATCAACAAATTAATTAAAGAAAAAAATGTATCTCAAGTTGATATACACAATCACACGAAGATACCAAAATCTACATTGACTGGATATGTAAAAGGAACTTCCACTCCTAACCCTGGCAACGTGCAAAAGTTAGCTGATTTCTTTAATGTCAAAAAGTCGGAAATAGATCCAAGATTTAAACCAATCCCGAACAACGTTATTCCAATTTTAAGTTCTGTAAAAATTCCTGTCCTAGGTGAAATAGCATGTGGGGAACCTATATTGGCTGAAGAAAATATTGATGGTTACATTGAAGAATTTGCGGATAAATTACCAAGCGGTGAATTATTTTATCTCAAAACAAAAGGTGATAGCATGATGCCGACGATACCTGAAAACAGTTATGTGATGATTCGCAAACAACCAGACGTGGAAGAAGGAGAAATAGCAGCGGTAGTAATTAACGGCGACAATGAAGCAACGTTGAAAAGAGTAAAAAGACAAAACGGGTTAACGATGTTGATACCTGACAACACAGATTATAAGCCTTATATCATAACGGAATCAAACCCCGCTACAATATTAGGTAAAGCGGTAAAAGTTAGTTTTAATCTATAAAAAAATACCCCAGTCGAAGTTGGCGCTTCGGCTAGGGTTACTCGTTTATGAGGTTCACTGTATAAATATTATACCAGAAAAGAGGGAAACGAAATGAAAAAGTCTATTTTATGCGTTGGGGTTTTAGGTTTGAGTTTAGCTGTTTTAGGGGCTTGCTCGTCTAATAATGGTGGCAATAAAACCGCTGAGGAATCAACTACAACAATTTCAAGCTCTACCGCTATGGAAATCCAAGCATCGGCTCAACAAACATCCGAAAGAGATGTGATTGAAATGTCGTTTAAAGACAAAACGTTGACTGGACCTGGTTACAAACTCACTATCGATAAGACGCAGGTCGGAAAAGACAATTTTTCCGGAGAAGACGGATTGATTATTTGGTACACGCTAGACAATCAGACAGAAGCAAATATGGTGCCTAGCGATATGTTTTCAATGCTCACTTTTAGCCAGCAAGATGATACGTCCGAATATGATCTAACATCTAGTGTAGATACTTTTGACGTGCGTGAGGCGCTCTATCCTATGTACAACGAAGACGGAAGCCCACTCGAAGATGACGCTGCTTATAATGAAGCTGTAACTAATCAAAATAACTTTTTGGATGAAGTAGACGCTAAATCTGACGCTGAACTGTTGCCGGGTAAAAGTGTACAATGCGTCACGGGAGTCGTTTTAAATAATACTCAAGGCGAAGTAAAAATTAAGCTCGGAGAAGACTTCCCCGCAAGCGAAAATCAAGAACTGATAGTTAGTCTAAATTAACAAAAAAACACGCCCCACCGACCAAAGCGAGCGTGTTCTAAGAAAAAACAAACCTATACAATAGGCTTATTCACGTGTCTATTGTATCAGAGAAAGAGAGCTGATTCAAATGGCTACGTTTGAAGAATACAAAAAAAAGAACGGGGATAAAGCTTGGAAGTTCCAAGCATACTTAGGAATTAACCCCGAAACAGGAAAGCCTGTTAAAACTACTCGGCGAAATTTTAAAACTCAACGTGAAGCAAAATTAGCACTCGCAAGATTGCAAAGTGAATACGAAGACAATTTATTAAAAAAAGAAAAGCCAAAAACATATAAAGACGTATATGATTTATGGATGACTGAATACAAAAGAACAGTACGAGGATCTACATTATTAAAAACAGAAAGAATTTTTAAAAATCATGTATTAGAAGAACTCGGCGACATATATATTTCTGAAATCACGCCTATCAAAATTCAAGAATTAATGGATAAATGGGCAAATAGATACGATACAGCTCCTAAAATGATGAATTACACAGGACTAGTTTTTAAATACGCCGTTCGATTTGGTATAATAGAGTCCAATCCTACAGATGCCATACGCAAACCAAAGAGAAGGAAAAAAGCAACTGTTGAAGAACCATTCTATGATAAAAATCAATTGAAATTGTTTCTTGATGAACTATATAATCAGCCAAACCTAAAGATCCAAGCTTTTTTTAGATTACTAGCTATGACTGGTATGAGAAAACAAGAAGCAGGCGCTCTTGAGTGGAGAGATATAGATTTCAAGGATAAAACAGTCAATATCTATAAAGCCGTTACTAGAACTGCAAATGGACTAGAAATTGACACAACTAAAACGGTTGGATCTAGCCGAATTATTTCAATCGATCAAGGTACTTTAGACAAGCTTAATGAATGGAAAAAAGTTGCCCTTCCTCCATCTGACGAATGGCTCATTTTTGGACATTCAAGCGCAAAAAAACCACACGATATAATGAGTCTTGATACCTCTCGAAAGTGGCTTTTAAACATCCAAGACCAAATGGATAAAAAACAAAAGAAAAAACTACCTAGAATTACTGTACATGGTTTCAGGCATACTCAAGCAAGCTTGTTGATCGAAATGGGAGCATCGCTTAAAGAAGTACAGTTTCGTTTAGGTCACGAGGATATTCAAACTACTATGAACACGTACGCTCATGTATCAAAACTTGCTAAAGAACAATTAGCAGATAAGTTCAATAAATTTATAGATTTCTAG